GTCAAGGCGCAGACCAACAAGGTACGCCTCGCTCAACTCAAGGGTGACCTGGTTGATCGGTCACAAGCCATAGCCCATGTGTTTCGCCTGGCCCGCACGGAGCGCGATGCCTGGCTCAACTGGCCCGCCCGGATTTCGGCCGAGATGGCAGCCAAATTGGAAGTCGACGCCCATCAACTACATGTCGCCCTGGAATCTGCCGTGCGCGATCACCTGGTCGAACTCGGTGACATGCGACCCCGGGTGGATTGATGGAACAGGAAGGCTACGAAGGCGCCCTCGATATCGAGCGTGCCTGGCGGGAGGGGCTTGTCCCGGATCCGCTGCTGTCGGTCTCCGAATGGTCGGACCGTCATCGCATGCTGTCCTCCAAGGCCTCGTCAGAACCGGGCCGCTGGCGGACCAGCCGCACGCCGTACCTGAAGGCCATCATGGANNGCCGACCTCGCCGGTCGAGCGCGTCGTGTTCATGAAAGCGGCACAGTTGGGGGCTACCGAGATGGGTAGCAACTGGATCGGCTACGTGATTCATCACGCCCCGGGTCCGATGATGGCGGTCTGGCCGACCGTGGAAATGGCCAAGCGTAACTCCAAACAGCGGATCGATCCGCTGATTGATGAATCGTCGATCCTGCGTGAGTTGATCGCGCCGGCCAGGAGCCGCGACTCAGGCAACACCATCCTGGCGAAGGAGTTTCGCGGTGGCGTGCTGGTGATGGCCGGCGCCAACAGCGCGGTCGGCCTGCGCTCGATGCCGGTACGGTACTTGTTTCTCGACGAGGTCGACGGCTATCCGATTGACGTCGATGGTGAAGGCAATGCCGTGGCCCTGGCCGAGGCCCGTACCCGAACGTTTTCTCGACGGAAGATCTTCATCGTATCGACGCCGACGATTGCCGGTGTCAGCACCATTGAACGGGAATACGAAGCATCGGATCAGCGGCGCTACTTCGTGCCTTGTCCGCACTGCGCTCACCGGCAATGGCTGCGCTTCGAGCAACTGCGCTGGGCGCGTGGTGAGGACGGCAACTTCCCGGACACGGCGGCCTACGTCTGCGAATCCTGTGAAGTGCCGATCCCGGAACACCACAAGACCTGGATGCTGGAACACGGTGAATGGCGGGCCATGGCTGAGGGCGCGAGTCGCACGGCTGGTTTCCACCTGTCGAGTTTGTACAGCCCGATCGGCTGGCGCAGTTGGAAAGATGTTGCGGCCGCCTGGGAGAGTGCCATCAGTAAGGAAGCCGGATCCGCTGCCGCGATCAAGACCTTCAAGAACACCGAACTCGGCGAGACCTGGGTCGAGGAAGGCGAAGCGCCCGATTGGCAGCGGTTGCTGGAACGCCGCGAGGACTACCGGATCGGGACTATTCCCGTTGGTGGCCTGCTGCTCACCGCCGGTGCCGACGTCCAGAAGGATCGCATCGAGGTCTCGGTGTGGGCCTTCGGTCGTGGCAAGGAGTCCTGGCTGGTCGAGCATCGCGTACTGATGGGCGACACTGCCCGTGACGAGGTCTGGAAATCACTGGCCAGTGTTTTGCGTGAAACCTGGACGCATGACTCGGGCTGTCAGCTTGGATTGGGTCGTCTGGCACTGGATACCGGCTTCGCGACTCAGGAAGCCTATGCATTTGTCCGGGGTGTGCGCGACCCGCGTCTGATGGCCGTCAAAGGGGTGGCCCGTGGTGCAGCCCTGGTCGGCACGCCGACTGCCGTCGATGCCACGTCTGGCGGCAAGAAGCTGCGCCGGGGGATCAAGGTGTTCTCGGTCGCCGGCGGCATTGCCAAACTGGAGTTCTACAACAACATCCGGAAGTCAGCAGAGGTGGCCGAGGACGGCGTGACGATCCGCTATCCCGCCGGCTTTGTCCATCTGCCCAAGGTGGACGCCGAATTCTTGCAGCAACTCTGTGCCGAACAACTGATTACGCGGCGTGACCGCAACGGCTTCGCCATTCGCGAGTGGCAGAAGATGCGGGAACGCAACGAGGCGCTCGACTGTTACGTCTATGCCCGGGCCGCGGCCGCAGCCTCCGGCCTCGATCGCTTCGAGGATCGGCACTGGCGAGAACTGGAAAAGCAACTCGGGATCGCCGGCGCCGATCCCCCTGACTCATCCGCTGTACCGAATGCCGAGGCCACCCATCGCGGTGGCCTCGCTGTTTCTGGCGCCCGCAAACCGGGCCGTCACCTGATCCGCAGCCGCTGGCTGACCTGAAACCTACCACCAAGGAAATCGCATCATGAGTCTGCAAACCCAGATCCACAGCCTGGTCATCCGTGTCGCCGACGAGTTCAAGGCGGTCTATGCCAAGATCGGCAACCTCTCGTCGCTCTCGACGACCGACAAATCCACGTTGGTCGCCGCCATCAATGAACTCAAGGCGGCGATTGCTGCGGTTGCCGTCATCGATGACCTGGCCCCCGGCAGTACGACCACCACGTTTTCCGCTTCCAAGATTGTCACGCTGCTGGACGACTTGCGTGCCCAGATTCTCGGCGGTGCCGATGCCGCCTACGACACCTTGCTGGAACTACAGCAGGCCTTGCAGAACGATCAGACCGGCATCGCCGCGCTGACGGCCGCCATCGACCAGCGCGTGCGCTTCGATGCCGCCCAGACCCTCACTGCGGCCGAACAGTTGCAAGCCCGAACCAATATCGGTGCGGTGGCCAGTGCCGATATCGGTGACACCGGCACCGACTTCGTCGCTATCTTCGAAGCGCAGTTGATCGCCTGATCATGAGCCTGGCCTCACACATTGCCGCGCTGGCCAGTCGGGTGGCCGCCGAGATCAAGACGCTGGTGCGCCCTGAGCATCCGGGGATCGCGCGTGCCTGGGTGACCTTTGGCTATAGCGGTTCGGCTATCCAGATCCGTGCCTCCTACAACGTCGCAACGGTCACCCGGCTGGCAGCGGGACGTTACCGGATTATTTTTGCGCAGCCGTTTGTGGATGCGAACTACTGCTGGCTGGCGTTTTCCCGCAGCACCGGCAATTCAGGCAGCGCCAGGACGGCCTTGGCACGTTCAACCTCGGATGCCAAGACGGCGGACTACGTCGACGTGGTGTGCGCCACAGGCAATACCTCCCTGGCGGATACCACGGAGATGAATCTGGTGGTTTATCGCTGATGGCACATACCGAAGACCAACTGACCGCACTTGAAACGGCGCTGGCCAAAGGGGAGCGGCGCGTCACCTTCGGCGACAAGACCGTGGAGTACCGCACGGTCGAGGAACTCCAGGCGGCGATCGACGCGGTCAAGCGCGATCTCCACGACCAGGCAGTCGCCCGAGGACTCTGGCCGAAGGCACCGCGCCAGATCCGGGTCACTACGAACAAGGGATTCTGAGATGGGCTGGTTGAAACGAATCTCACGCCGGATGTTCGGTGGAACTCCTGTCTATGACGGTGCCGGGCATGGTCGTCGCACGCTGGCCTGGGCGGTGTCGAATCCGGGGGCCGTCGCGGCGCTGGCCTACTCGCAGGAGAGCCTGCGCGCCAAGAGCCGTGATCTGGTCCGGCGCAATGCCTGGGCGGCCGCTGGCGTCGAAGCCTTCGTCGCCAATGCGATCGGCACCGGCATCAAACCGCAGAGCATGGTGGCCGATGCCGCACAGCGCGAAGCCATTCAGCGCCTGTGGTGGGACTGGTGCGAACATGCCGATGCCTCCAGTCTCACGGATTTCTATGGCCTGCAGGCGTTGGCCTGCCGCGCCATGCTCGAAGGTGGTGAAGCGCTGGTTCGGCTGCGCTGGCGGCGCCCAGAAGATGGTCTGCCGGTAGCGTTGCAGATTCAAGTGCTCGAAGCCGAGCATCTGCCTCTGTCGATGAACCGGGAACTGATCAACGGCAACGTGATCCGTGCCGGCATCGAATTTGACCGGCTCGGTCGCAGGGTGGCCTACCACCTGTACCGTTCTCATCCGAACGACGGGTCGCTGTCGCCCATGTCCAGTTCAGGCGGCATCGATACCGTGCGTGTTCCCGCCGATGAGCTGATCCATCTCTTCCGGCCGTTGCGCCCTGGCCAGATTCGCGGGGAACCGTGGCTGGCGCGTGCGCTGGTCAAGCTCAATGAACTCGACCAGTACGACGATGCCGAACTGGTGCGGAAGAAGACGGCGGCAATGTTCGCTGGTTTCATCACGCGCATGAGCCCCGAGGACAACTTGCTCGGCGAAGGCGTTGCCGATGCGAATGCGGTTGCGCTTGCCGGTTTGGAACCGGGCACCCTGCAGATTCTCGAACCCGGCGAGGACATCAAGTTCTCGGCCCCGGCTGATGTCGGCAGTTCCTACGCCGAGTTCATGCGCCAGCAGTTCCGGGCCGTGGCTGCCGCGATGGGCATTACCTACGAGATGCTCACCGGTGATCTCACCCAGGTGAACTACTCCTCGATCCGGGCCGGTCTGCTGGAATTTCGCCGTCGCTGCGAAGCGCTCCAGCATGGTGTGATCGTCCATCAGCTGTGCCGACCGATCTGGCGCGCGTGGATGGATCAGGCCGCGCTGGAAGGTGCGTTACCGCTGCCGGGTTACAGCCGACGCCAGCGTGAGTACCAGTCTGTCAGGTGGATTCCCCAGGGCTGGCAGTGGGTTGATCCACAGAAGGAATTCAACGCCATGAAACTGGCCATCCGGGCGGGACTCATGAGCCGCTCGGAAGCCATTTCAGCCTACGGCTACGACGCCGAGGATGTCGATCGCGAGATCGCCGCCGACAACGCCCGCGCCGAT